AGAGTTTCACACCAAATTTTTAATAATTCATATTCGGTGCTATCACCTCTGATTGTCATGAGGAGACTATATTGATTTTTTATGATTTTGCAAACGTTTTAACATTTGTAGGTTTACCACCTACACCTTGCGCCTTAGCTCTTTTTCTTGCAACCGCAGAACGCCTTTGCGATTCTGTCATACGGGCGGCTTTTGCAGCAGGCACGCATTTGGGGTATTTTCTTTTTGATCCACTTGCAGATTTTCTTCCACATTCTTTAAAACCTCCGCCTTTCTTTTTTGCGCCGATATCGACCCATTTTTCATTAAACCACTTTGTCAGACCACCTGACTTCATAGCTGGGACACAGTTAGGAACTAGCTTCCCACCTTTTTTCTTCATGCCCTTTTGCATGTATCCATCCCAACATGTTCCTTGTTTAGACATAAGTAAATTTTGTAGTATCTATGATTCCGCCTTTTGCTTTTCCTGCAGGTTTAGGTCCTTTAAAATCTTTTCTTTTTACACCAGATGGATCTTTAATTTTTCCTGCACAAATTTTGCTAGCGTAGGCATTAGCATATGCTGACGGGTACACTTTAAATTTTCGCTTCGCCGCAGCTTTACCTCTCGGACATAATTTTGTCATTGTTGCTCCTGTTATAAAGTTTCTTTGATTGTACCACTTTTGAACGAAATCGTCTAGTCCTGACGTTAAATGCTTCTGGGTTTTTTATAGATTGTTTCTTCTTTTTTCTAGACATATCTTGTTTTTACCTGCCTCTAGTTTTTTAAATCCAAATGGCTCTAAAGCACTTTGTATCAAAGGCATATTATATTTAGGATAGTCATCGAAAACAAATCGACAATTATTTCCTGAACGATTTGCAAACCAAACAGCTTCAGTTAAGACATCTCTTGTCATATGTGGACCATCAAAATGTACAAAACAATAAGGACTGTAATGATGATAGATATTCATAAAATCAGTGTCCGTGATTGCAAATAATTCAAAGTTTTTGTAGCTTGATAGATCTTTTTGTAAACGATCCTTCATCTCATCTGTATAATCTGCAGTGTATGCTGGACTATTGTCATAATGTTGATATTTTAAATTACCGTATGGATCTATACCATAATGCTCATGAGGTTGTAATGAATCAAGAATAATCTTAGATCCTAGTCCTTCTCTTACACCAATCTCACAACTTAATTTATAGTTATTTAGATTTGATAATCCTTTTGCCCACTTTTCTAGTAACTCGTATTCTGAGCTGTCTCCTTTTATCATTTTTACCTTTCCTAGCTCCTCTTAATTGTCCCTCGACTTGTTTTGGCATTTGTGCTCTTCCTATCGGCATTATACTATATCCTTTGCACTTCCTATTATTGGTTTATATTTAGTTTTACCTTCTGATTTATAAGCATGTAGAAATGATGCTCTTGGTTGATCTGGAATCCACGAGCAATGTATCCACCCGCTGTTGGGTTCACCAGGAGTATAGAACTCGAGAATTAGCTGGTCATACTGTAAGTTCTTGTGTATCCAATCAGCTAATTCAGCGTTGTCCACACCAATACATTCGAAGTCCGCCGCCTCAGCTTTTGCATG